AGTCACGACTTCTGGGTCATCCCAACCGATAACCCCTTTATCAATCAGATTTAACACCGCTGCGGCTTGCTCAGTCGCTGTGGATGTCATAACTGGAATATCACCTCCGGTGAGCTTTCCACAGTTATTGACAGGACTCCGAGGCGCGGCAGAGCCGCTTTTTAAGGTCAAAGGCTCAACGGCCAAAACCTTTGGAACAATGCGCCACTCTTCGGATCGCGTTACACGGATATGACCAGCGCCGAGGTGAGGGGCGTAAATACCAACTACTCTCTCAATATCTTCCTCGTATTCATTGACCTCATCCGTCACGGTACGGGCGACCCTGACGGTCTGGCTGTCACGCGGTTTATTCGCGCCACCCTGCGCGGCGATATACAGGTCAAACTCACCCTCATCTGCAGCAGCTCGCGCAGCCTCGACACGATCGTCAAAATCACTGGCGATACTCACGCCGCGCGGTAGCTTTCGCAACTCTCGATATGCGCCCATTGTCGGCAGGCCAATAGCTTTGAATTGCGGAATGCGCCACGTTGACGCCCACGCGGTAACAGCTGCGGCGGTGTCTTTCAGTGGCTTGCCAGTGTCTTTATCGATTGCACCATCGAGGGCATAACCATCGATATTCTTTGAAATGTATTTAGCGATATAACCGACCGCGCCCCCGCGATTGAGGTGTTTAGATTCAAAGCGTTGTTTCGCCGCCCCTCTTTCGTCGCCGTCCTCTTTGAGTGCATACCGGCGCATAATCTCGGTGATGGCTTTACGCTGGCCGGGTTTGCAAAACAGCATCATGTGCCAGTGCGGCGTCCCGTCGTGGTGCGGTTCAACCACCCGCATTCCGTAGACCTGCAGGTCGTTATCTTTGAAAGCGGTACGCATCAGGCTCCAGATTCGGCACAGATAGCGCTGGCCGTCTTTAGGGGTGAATGCACTTTCATTCCAGCCGTGATTGAGCTGTACCGTTTTATCTTTGCCCTTCCCGACCTGACGCGTCGGATGATATTTCGAGGGGGAGGTGATGGTGATAAACATCCCGACATCACCCACGCTGGCCGCGTATCGCTCAATCCCTGCGATGGTGTTCATCAGCTCCATACGACGGATTTCAGGATTTGAAATACTTCCCATAACCTTACTAATCAGGTCGATACGTTCACCGGTTACTTTGTTTTCCAGCTCACAGGATTTGAGGTATTCGAGATTAGCCAGGCGGCGCGCGTGAACATCGCGGATCGCCATTTTGCTGGCATACGGTGAGCGGTCTTTATTAACCTCACCGGCGGCAATCAGTAACGCCTCGCGCCAGCGCATCCGCTGCGCCTTAAGTTGATTTGTCCACCATTCATCGTTAATCATCCGGGCGACTGCAGAAAATGCCAGGCGGATCGTCATCTGACCCTTGCGGTATTTTTTCCAGTACAACGGCGTGATATTGAACGCACGAGCAATCCCCGCGAGCTGACCGTATAAATGCGCCTGCGCCTCATCGGTGAAGAGACTGTCTTTGCCCCCAAAAGCCGCCGCCCATTCGTCGCTCAGCTCCTCGTATTTGCTCCAGAGTTGCGACGCAATTCTGGCCGCAAATTTCTTAAGCTCTTTGTCATTCATATCAGGCAGGCGCGCATATTCATCACGCTCAGACAGAAAGCCGCGCGAGACAGAATCATTCATCCCGCACAGCTCGTTAACGCGTTCAAGTCGGGGTAACAGTTTCCGCTCAAACGTGTTTCTCAGGAAATACAGCCCATCGAGAGGGCTTTTGCTTCGTCGAATGAAGTTATAACGAGAGTTAAACAGTGTTTTCAGGAAAAAAGGGAGGCGGTCGATTCGATATAAAACACCTTGCACCTGACGGAATTCGGCACGTGTAAGGGGTCTGTCACGACCGATGGCCTCTTGAGGGGCATTCCATGGGTAAGCGCCGACGAACGTGTCGCTGGTGCGCTTAGATATTTTTGGCGGTAACGAAGGGGCAACTCGCCCCCGAGATTCAACGGCCATTAGCAGAAAACGCGGCCTGACACTGTTGACCAATACGCTCGACCTGCTCGCCAATTTCCGCAAAGCTGGCCGCCTCACCGGTCAGGATGCCGTGTAATATCAGACCAGATACGAGCCTGGAAATTGTTGGATAATAACCAACAACACCGAGCCACTCTTTACCAGCGTTCTTTCCTGATTTTGCGGTTTTCTTTTCCTGCAAAATAAATTGAAACTGGTCACTAGTGACGACGAAACGGTCACCCACCTCAATATAAGTTGACATTATTTTTCACCTTTACGATTTAATTTTTTCAGCTCACACGCGCAACATGTAGATTGTTCAGCCATGAATTTTATTAATTCACCCGCCGAGGTTATTTTTTTTAGATAAATAGCACGTTTGACGAGCAGGCCGACAACATCAGAAAAGAGATTTAACTCATTCGAATAAATGGCAATAACAGACTCAACCATAGCGCCGCTGTCTTTATCATGTTTAAGGTCAGACAGAGATAAATCACCATTTTTGAGGACGGCAACTTTTAACCAGCTATTGAGAATCACAGATTTCAGCACAGGCATTAAACAACCTCCCCACGGGCGAGACCTGCGTTATGAAGTACCGTTGATTCCTGACTGAGTAACTCGACAATCTCAACACGCCCCAACTCCTGCGTAACGATATGTTGAATCAGTTTATCCAAGTGGGATGAGAATATGGTCGCCGCGTCGGCCTGCGCTTCTGCTCTGGCCCTTTGAAGCAATAAAGAAAAGTTGCTGCTTTGTTTTGCTATTCCGGTAAGCATGATTTTCTCCAGACAAAAAGAAGTCCCGCACAATCAAATGCGTTTTAAACTCAGGTTATTTAATTAATGCAAATATTGCTCAGGCTTTACCGATGTTAATATCGTCGGCGCATGCTCAAACAGGCTAAATAATTCACGCAAAGCACGAAATAACTTTTCACGCCAATAACATGATTCCTCATTAATTCGCCAGTAGGGCTGATTAAATTCAACCTCACTTAACCCCGCGTGTAAAAATAAAGAACGTCGCTGGCCTACTGTTAGAAAACTAATATATGCAGACTCACTTGCGCCAACCTGACGACGTTTTGAAAATGCATCACGAAGTTCGTCGATAGCACACACCAGACGCTCCCGGTCTACATCGTTCATTTCTTCAAGACGCATCGTCGCATGACGCTGTTTTAATTGAGCATGAAAACAGACCGTCAGGCGGTCGCGTTCCATCATTTGATTATAGAAATCGCAGCTATCATGCCAGCGCGGCTCCGCCAGATGTTTTCCGATGACGTGGCGCAGGGATTGTGGCTGTTTTTGAACTAAAGCAAGAGTCATTACCGCCATAACGTTAACCCTCTGGATTTTATGAAGCGTTTAGCCATGGTAAAAAATCCCGGCTTACTGGTACGGATGATGATTCCCTTACGTCCTTTACCATGAGTAATCTTGAACGTCATCGGACGTGGGCTTTCGCTACGCAGTAACTGAGCAATGCAACGAGGTTCATTCATGAGCTTTTCCCCTAAGTAAACGCGCGACCATGAGCCGACTTGCTGTAGCTAATACGGTTTTTCCAGTCATGCCACTCGGTTGGAGCATCCTGCACCAATTGCGCAGCGTACTTATCCCACTCACGGCGGTTTACCCATAGTTCAGCGTTACCACCGGGCTTCAGTGGATCGGCCATGTAGAAAGCGGGTAACTTTCCGGCCTTTGCCATTTCAGCAACTGCGCGCGGTGTTTTGCCGATGTACAGAGCAAAACCTTCTTTTGAAAGCAGATCGGATGGCTTATCAGCAATCTTCACGGCTGTGCGATTGGCTTTTGCCGGAACTGATAATTCCTGTCCGATCTCATCATCAATTTCTGATCTAGTATTCAATTTGATATCCTCGGCTTGGGGTTGTTCAACTGGAGCCACTTAAAGTGACTTACAGTCTGCAACAACACATCACATAGAACACAAATTACGAGATATGACAACTCATGTCAAATACAACAGAGCTAACTCAAGCAGAAAAACTCGCCCTAATCAGAGAGTCGGAAAGAATGACGAGAAAGCAACTAGCTGAATTTACTGGGATTAACTACAACACTTATGCAGGGTACGAGCAGGGTAAAGTAAAAATGTCTTTCGAGGCGGGAATGAAACTTTTCAAAACAGCAAGATTTCGAAAATATCGCGATTGGTTCATGTTTGATGAGATTGATCCCGAAGCCGGACAGATAGCTCCGGCACTCGCACACTCTGGGCAAGATTTAACAACCTCGCAGCACTCAGGCCAAAAGACTGGTTAACCATTCACCGCGCACATGTTTATTACAAAGTTTGTTTACTTGTTAACAAACATGTCGAGCAAAGTAACCACTGGAGACTCAAACCGCAAAAAATAGCGTCAAAGGCACAAAAGAAGAATTTATACACCGCATGGAGAATCTTATGAGCATTAAGAAACTCGATGACGGTCGATATGAAGTGGACGTAAGGCCGCAGGGTGCAGATGGAAAACGCATCAGGCGCAAATTTATCACAAAGGGCG